ACAAGTGCTGCTTCTGGCACATGGACAATTACTGTAAATGGTGTAAGCACAGCCAATATTGTATATAACCCTACTGCGGCTGCGGTAGTAGCGGCACTTAGGGCAATAGGATATTTGGTTACTGTGGTTAAGGCAGCAGCGGTATATACGATTACTTTTGATAATGATAAAGAAATCGAAACCCTACCAACTGTTACAGGTACTGTTACGAGTATCGTAGGAGGTTCTCCTACAGCAGATGCTACGGCGGGCACGTCTTCTAATGGAACTCACAAAATTGTTGGTTTTGTACACCCCAACGATATTCAGAGTCACGCAACAGAAGATGTTGTGGGGATTATGATGGTATCTGGCGAAGTGCATTACGACGACGTTGTGGCGTTGGTTGCTTCAGCGGATATTACAGCATTGCAGACAGCGTTAAAAGACGGTTTGGCATCTTCTGGATTAATGATTCAGGGATTGCCTGGTGTTCATTAAAATTATTTTATCGACGGAACAATAAATAACTACTTAAATATTACGGAGAATAAATCATGCCAGCTAATCCTATTACAGCACTAACGAGTCGCAGGTATTTGAATCGTCTTGTAAACAAGCGAATCAACCCGCACAGAGCATTGTTAAATTTGCTCTTTCCAGAATCAGTAAGAGAAAACCTGTTTGAAGAGACAGTACAGATCGATGTTCTCACAGGAACAACCGGTATGGCTCCTTTTGTGAAAGTGGGTCAGAAGGCTGTTATGATGGGATCGCAGAACGGTACATCTTACACGCTGGATACTCCGTTTATTAATATTAAACGACCTTTGACATACTCTACAAAGCTGGCATCTCGTTTGGCTGGCAGTAATGTAGTGTTTAATACCGATCCGGGTTTTGTTCGACAGGTAATTCGTCAGGAAATGACGAAAGACGTGGATTATATGAACAACCTGATCGATAACCGTCTTGAGTGGATGGCGGCTATGATTCTTCGTGGTTCGTTGACATATTCCGTTGAAGGTCAGGATAGCTTCATCATTGATGTAGCTAAGCCGGATGGAAACACATACGAAGTAGATTCGGTGTGGAGTGGAACATGCAACCCTCTGGAAGACATCAGAGATGTTAAGGTTATTGTATCCGGCTATCGCGGAGTGATTCCCAATATTGCGATAGGTGGAGCAAACGCCACAAAAGCGTTGAGGGCGTTAATATCGGCCAGATCCTTAAAATTGGATCCTTCTCCACAGAGCGGCGTTGATTCCGGCTTTGCAAATCTGTTAAGCCGTGTAAGCGATGAGGGCATGATTTATATGGGCAGAATCGGAGATGTTGATTTCTTCGAGTACCTCGGAACATATACAGACGATACTACGGGCTTACAAACCCCGTATATTAGAACCGACTATTTCGAGTTCTTCTCTACATCTCCGGCAGCTTTGGAATACCGGAAATTATTCTTCGGATTGATCCCGGATCTCCAGGCTATCCTCGAAGGTAACGCCGTTACACAGAGGTATATGACATCAAAACCGCCTGAACCAGATCAGGGCACGTATGAAGGCATTATCAAAACAAGACCGTTCCCGTGGCTGTACAGGCCGGAGGATACGGTTAGTTTGAAAGTGGTATAACGGATTATATCATATAACAGTCGCCAAAGACTACCGCAGACTACAGGAAGTATTTTGCGGTAGTCGTTTTTTAAGGAAGGAAGTTTTATGGAACAGAACGCAAAGTATGTATCAAATATATCTTTAAAAAAGGCAGATGGTTCTTTTATTCTGTCAGGTAAACCCTTTTCAAAAGATGAAATAACAAACGAACGTTTAAGTCGTTTGTTAAAACAGGGGGTAGTTTGTACTGTTGAGGATTTTCAAAAAGTTGAAAATACTATGTCTGGCGGTATGAGACAACTGGTAAGCCGATTGGAAGAAACTAAAATATCTAAACCCCAGGAAAAACAACAGGTAAGCAACCAGAAAAATACGCCTTCGCTGACACAGATATTAGCCGGTCAGAAAAAAGAAAAAGCGGCTATTCCGTCAAGTATATGGGATGCTGATCCGGAAGAACTGAAGAATATGGAACAGTCAATTCTTTATTCTGTATATGTTGAACAGTGCGAGAAGTACGGTTTAACTCCTATTAAAGAGGCAAATAAAGAGGCACTCATAAAAATTATGTCTGCTGATTTTAAACCTAAAAAATAAAAAGGATTTAAATGGCTATAGAGCCTTTATACAACGATAAGAGTGTTCTTATAAGTAAATTGAGGATGTCTATAACTCAAGACGCAGATACTTTGGCTGTGGTAGATACCGCGATTTCTCAAGTGCGATCTTCTTTTTTTGCTCGTCTTACTCTTTCAAGAGCAATGGAAATAGTAGGATATACTCAAACGGATAATCCAACTACAGCAGAAGAAAATTTGCGGAGTTTAGCCGGCGTTACTGAAGTTCTTTGGGTTTCATGGTTTTTAATTCAGATGTTGCCAGCAATGCACCTCGAAACGCAATATGCGATAAAAAATGATTTTGGAGATCAGCCTTTAACAAGGGATGCTCCATCCTTACAAAAATATATGAACTCATTGTATGCTACAATTCAGAAAAATTTAGGATTGTTGATAGTGCCGGAAGAACCTACATCGGGAGATGTTAAAGCATTTAGTACCGGGGCAGTTATTCCTGTTCTTATAGCAGATAATTTTATTGGAAATCCTATCTAATGGCCGTAGGAATTTTAACAATCACTGATGATACTGCTTTTAGAGTGATAGCTAAAAGTATCACACAATTTAAAAGAGGTATTCATAGGGGATTAATGGCTGTAGCACCAGAAATAGTTAAAGAAATTCAGAGAGGAATTTTAGAGCCGCCCAAAACAGGCAGATTGTATTTCCACGGAGGCAACCTGCATCAAGCATCTGCACCAGGTGAATACCCGGCAGAATTAACAGGTGAATTACGCATGGGCGTTAAATCCGTTGTAGATGGCTGTAAACAGCTTACGGTAGGCGATGAGGCACCGTATGGAGGGGATTTGGAATATGGTAAAGGTAATTTGAAACCAAGACCGCATTTAATCACTGGTGCATTAAGCAAAGCACGTGAAGTGGGTCAGGCAATAGGTCAACATATAGTAGCATCGTTAGGACCAACATAATGATTACTCCAGAGGACATAAAACTTCAGCTTATGACGGCTTTGCCTTTGTACACGGATATATTTGGCAGTGTTACAGTAGGCGTAGCTTCTGTGAACAGTACTGCCTCTGCTATAAATATAGTAAAAGAAGCACACGGATTAAGTGATCTTGATGTAATCATGGTGACAGAGGCTATAGTAAAGGTTCCTATAACAGCGGTATCTTTGGTTGATGGAGAATTGACTTTAACAACGTCTTTTTATCACGACCGCACAAGTGGCTCAAAGGATATAGGGGGATATAATAAGGCAGTTTTAGAGGGATTTGCTTCCACAGCTTTTAATGCAGAATTTGACATATTAGAAATACCTGCAAAAAATAGTTTTATAATAGCTTCCGAGACTGCTCCTACAAGCACTTTAGGATATTTGGTAGAGCCGAGAAGTTTATTTTTGGGACCGCAAGTAGTTACAAAAATAGACGACAATACTTTTAGTATACCTCGATCAGATTTATTGCCGGCTAACACAGTATTTACATCTTTTGAGTATTCCAGCAGTCAGGAAATAAGGATTGCGGCAGATATTAAAAGGGCAGTGACAGAGTACGCTAAACGTCAGAATCCTCTACCAAGACTATATGTAATTATGGGACCAGAAAAGGCGAGCAAAGATAGGAACACTCAAAGCGATGCGGTAACATCTGTAAATTCTCAAAACCCGGCGAGAATGACGTATTTGACGACTGTTGATTTACTTGCCTGCTTTAAGGTGCCTCCGGAAGACATTCATTTAGCGGCTGCCACACAGCAAAAAGTGTATGAAGAGTTGAGTCCGGCTTTACGCCAAGCTATGTACGGGCATGTTTTTGAATTTGCCGATAAAAGTATTACGGCTTTTGCAGCTATAGAGACGTTTAACAGTCCAATAGATTATAATATAGGCTATTACCTACATAGTTTTACTTTTGAGATGCCCTATTCAATAACCCTTGAACAAGGAGATATGATCAGGAGAAATGTATCTTTCAGAGATATTGTCTTGAAATCAAAAATGTTTAATAACGATGGACAAGAGGTAGAGGATGATTTTGCTTTAAATCCATAAAAGACAAAAGAAAAACATTGACTTTAAAAGATAAACAAAATAAAATATAAAGAAATAGTGAATATTAAAATTATCATGGAGGCTAAACATGATTTCTAAACCAGATGTAAACATATCTTTGCTATCAGCAAATACAGTAGTGGATATAGGCACACGAAGGGATTTGATTGTTGTGCAAACGCCAGGGGCTACTGCAAATGCGTTAGTTACAGGAATACATAATAAAACAAAAGTGCAACTCGACTCTCTTTTGGGAGTTTCTTCGTATGCACGTTTCTTGGTCCAGCAATGGCTCACTGCTAATCAGCAGGGAAATAATGTTAAAGCCGAACTTGATGTAATCACTTTGAAAGAGGGGGTTAGAGCCGGCACAGCGTCAACTTTAACTATAGATCTCGGCGGAGCTACAGGCGGAGATTTTACGATTACAGTAAACGGAGACACAACAGCGGCTATTGCATATAATGCAGATGCAGCCGCAGTGGAAGCGGCTCTTGCACTCATAGATGTTACAGCATCAGCAGTAATTGATACGGATATAGTAATTACTTTTGATGCCCCGGAAGACCTTATAGATTTGCCAGCAATATCTGGAAATGTTACAGGTTTAACTGGTGATACAGAGTCGTCTGCTACGGCAGTGGCAGGGACATCTACAAAAGTTAAAGCTGCGGCAACTTTGGTAGTTACCGGAACAGCTACAGAAGCAAGCAATATCTCCTTGAGTATTTTGTCTTCAAAACTATTTAAACAGACAATAGCAGTTGCTTCTGGAGATATTCATACCGTTGTAAGTGCGGCAATAGAAACAGCTTTTGCTGATGTCGCTGCACCATTTACAGTGGACGATGTTTCCGGAACGGTAACTATAACGGCTTCCGATTATGGTACTATTGGTAATGCTTATGGTTTAGAGATTACAGGTATTCCAGCCGGTATCAGTATCGCGGTTACTGGTTTTGCATCTGGCGTAACCGCACCGACAGTCACAGGACTGTTCACGTTGATAGGTAATCGGAGGTATCAAGGTATTTTGTGGCCTAAAGACCTGTTGGCAAGTGTTGCGATTGTTACCACATTGCTTGATGCCCGCTTTAATATGTCCAATGAAGTTTTGGACGGCGTTGCTTTCATGGGTTATTCTAATAGCCTTCAAAATACCATAACGTTGGTAGAGGCTTTGAATAGCCAGTCCCTCGTAGTAATGGGTAATATTTTAACTACCGGGAACAGTTATAAAAGTGGTCCTGAAATAGTTCACCCGCTTGATTTTTCTGTAGCCGAGTTTATGGGTATTCGTTCCAGAAGATTATCCGATGGGGCATCCATAGCTTCAGTGGTTACTACCAATGCGTTCGGAGATCAGTTTGGCGGAATGAGTTTGGCTTCTTTACCATATTTCAATACTCCACTTGCTGGAACACCAGTTACGGAGTCTGTGAACTTATTTACATTTGCTGATCAAGCAACCCTCAACACGGAAGGATATAGTGTTGTTGGTCCCAATAGAACGCTTACAAACACTATTGCAGGTGCTTTGGTCACTACATATAAAACAGATGAGGCCGGCAATGATGATGTGAGTTTCAAATATCTGAACTATGTTGATACTGCCAGTGTTTGTAGAGAGTTTTTATTCAACAATCTTAAAGCACTGTTTGTTCAAGCACGTCTTACAGACGGCGATTTGATTGCAAATAAATCAATGGAAAATGCAGTAAGCATTAAGGCCGCATTTAAACGTCTTCTTTCTGATTTACAGGATGAGGCATTGGTTCGTAAAGGCCGTGAAGCAGATAAAATCATTGATCAATATTTAACAGTGGAAATAGTGCTCGAAGATAGAACTGCCACAATCAACAGTGTTCTTCCAATAGTTACACAGTTGGAACAGATTAATGTTCCGTTGAGATTAACTTTTGAAGTATAAAAATAATTAAATACAAAATACTTGGAGTATAACGATGAAAGCATTATCGGTACCGACAATCAAAGTAAATAACGACGTACAGGCTATTGTGCCTAACAGTTTTAAATATAAATCAGGGGATGGAGAAACAAAAGTACGTGCTGCTTCTGCCGGTGGCGGTAATGTTACAGCAGTACATACCCAAAACGCAGAGTCAATGTTCAGTACTCTTTCGTTTTCTATATATCCTACCGCAGACAATTTGGGTAGGATAAGAGATTGGAAAGATGCAATCGGAGGAAATACCGTAGAAGCTGTTCAAAGAGGAGACAGCACAGGCGATGGAGACATTGCTTTATTTTTCAAAAACATGAGTGTCACGAACGACCCGGACATCAACGCCGGAGCAGATGGCGTTATTGAAATTGAAATGGCCGGAGATAAGATATAAAAATAAACAAAGGAAGGAAAAGACATGATAATAGATGAACCTTTTGAATTAGCTATTACACCAATAGCTAAAGTAAGTTGCAATGGTGAATTTTTTGAGGGTACAATATTAGTTTTTCAGCCTCCTAAGCCTCGCATGGCACAAGATCTTTTTAAGCTACGAGCACAGTTTAATCAGATTAACCGTGAGGTAGCTGATATGATATTAAAACAGAGCACAGAAGTCCCCTCTGCTCCGACTGTAGAGGCGGGGTCTCCTGTTGAGGCTGTGCATGAACAGTATGCAGAAAAGGGAGATAATACAGATCAGGCTAAACGAGAAAAACTGCTCGAAGAAATAGAAGGTCAATACAGACAGTATTTGCAAATTATGGGGATACTTAAAGAGGTCGATCTTTTTAAGTTGACTTCTGATTTTGGTAAGATGATAGTCAATTATAATTTGTGTAAAGTGAAAGGAAAAGAAAATCAGACTGCTCTTACTTCGGGTCTTTGGAGCGATAGTGTAGCTATCCACGACAGAGTTAGGGCTACGGTGAAATATTGTTGTTTTTTCGGCCTTACTTCGACTTTTCTCCCGTAGATTGGGTAAAGGTCGCGGTAGCTATTTGTGAGGTTACCGAGGGAGGTATAGATTACGACAGTTTAATGGATAAAAATTTATTTGAGTTTTCTTTGATTTATGATGTTATTTGTAAACGTCAAAAAGAAATTGAACGAAAACTAAAAAGGAAATAGCATGGCTTTTTCAGCAACATTTTCTTATAATATAGAGGGGAACTATGTTGAAAAGCTAACAGCTATAAAAGCAGCCACTTCAGAACTCTTAACACTTTTCAGAAAAGCTGGTCCGGCCACGGGTCAAGTAGCTAATAATTATAAAAAAATAGCAGATTCAATATCAAAAGCCACAGCAGCCACTAAAGTCAATAATTCCTCTATGAAAGAAGCGGTGGCAATTATAGGAGGTTTGAGAGGTAAAGTACATAGTTTGGGTACGGCATGGGAGAATACCGGAACCAAAATGACAAAGTTTTCATCTAAGGTGGCAAACTTAAGAATGGGTGCTGCTCTTTATTTGACATATAATGCTCTTAAAGGTTCTGTGTCTGCCGGAATAGACTTTGAACGATCTATGAACAGGGTTCAAGCAGCTACGTTTGCATCTAAAGAAGAGATGGCTGATTATCCCAGAGTAGCTATAGAAATGAGTAAAGAAGTAAAAACACTATCAGCTACTCAAATTGCCGGAATGGAAGAGGGTT